GCGGCGTAGTGCTGCCGTCCACCGAAATGGGCGAGATGATCATCGTTGCCAACAGCGGTGCGCATACCCTAAAGGTCTACCCGCCGACCGGCTCAACCATGAACGGCGGGGCGTCGGCAACGATTGCCAAAGACCACGCCAGCGTTTTTTTTGCCGTGAGCAACACCGCCTGGTATTCGCTCAACGGCCAACGTGTTTGACCCCAATCCCTACAGGAGAAAGGCATGCTTGACAGCGACATTCAGAACGGCGACGCACAGTTGCACGTTGAGTTTTACGTTTCCGACAGCGAGGCATACAAAGGCCGACCATTTGTGCGCATTACCGCCCCGGGCGACAAAACCTCGGTGGTCGATCAGGTTGTGAAGGAGCACCACAAGGCGCGGTTTCCGCGGCAATGGCTGTACTTCCAGATGCAACAGTCCAACGACGCTGCCGCGCAGATCGGCACCCCGTTGACGCAATGGCTGACCGACGCCCCGGCTGACATCAACCGCGATCAAGTCGCCGAACTCAACATCTTGAAGTTCGTGACCGTTGAGCAGTTGGCGCTTGCCAGCGACAACCAGTTGCAGCGCATCGGCATGGGCGGCATCGGCCTGCGTGAGAAGGCGCGGGTCTATCTCAACCGCAAGAACCGCACCGAAACAAACGCCGAATTGGCCGATACCAAGGCGCAGTTGGCCGAACTCAAGGCGCAACTTGCCGAGCTGACCGAGCCGCGTCGCCGCGGCCGACCGCCGAAAGCCGACACCGAGGGATAAACCATGGGCAGCACGATGCTGGAACTGATTACGGAATGCACCCAAGAGCTGGGCATTCCGACACCGGCCACCGTCGCCGGAAACGCCAGTCAGGACATCGTGCAGTTGCTCGCGCTGATGAATGCCTGCGGGTATGAGTTCCTGCGCCGGGCTGACTGGCGCGAACTCACCCGGCAGCACACGTTCTACACCGAAGCGGTGACGACTACCGGGGACTGGACGACCTCGGGGTACACGATTACCAACATCCCCTCGACGGCGGGGCTGTCAACCTCGTATCAGGTGCAGGGCGTCGGCATCCCGAATGCCACTTACATCACCTCGGTGGATTCGCTGACGCAGGTCACGGTCAACTATCTGCCGACCGAAGCGCAGACCGGCGGCGACCTGACGTTCCAAAAGGTGAAGTACGACCTGCCGGCCGATTACGTTAGCACGGTCAACCGCACCCATTGGGACAAGTCCAAGCGGTGGGAAATGCTCGGCCCCGAGTCGCCGCAGCAATGGGAATGGCTGTTGTCGGGGTATATCTCAACCGGCCCGCGCATCCGCTGGCGGTTGCTCGGCAAGTATTTTCAGATTTGGCCGGGCATGAACGCCGGTGAGCTGTTGGGCTTTGAATACCGCAGCAAAGCATGGGCCGAAAGCGCGGCCGGAATCGCCAAAAACTCGTTCACGGTGGACACCGACACCTGCATTTACCCCGATCGCTTGATGGTATTGGCGACCAAGCTCAAGTATTTCGAGGCCAAGGGTTTTGACACGACGGCTCTGTATCGCGACTACCTAATGGAGTTGGAAACGGCGATTGCGCAGGACACCGGCTCGGCCAATCTGTCGTTTGCCCCGCGTCCAGGCACCGTTTTGATCGGCTACGACAACATCCCTGACTCGGGTTACGGCTCGGATAGTCAGTAATGGCGTCACCGGCTCGCAAACGGCTGATCCAACGGACGAGCAACAACGTCGCGTCGTTGCCCGCACCCGTTGGCGGGTGGAATGCCCGCGATTCGCTCGCCAACATGGCGCCGACCGATGCCGTGGTGTTGGACAACCTGTTCCCGAGCGTTTCGAGCGTCAATCTGCGCGGTGGGTACACGAACCACGCAACCGGCCTGCCGAACGAAGTCGAAACGCTGATGGTGTACAACGGCGGCACTAGCGATCAAATGTTCGCGATCGCCACGAACGCCATTTACGATGTCACCTCGGCTGGGCCTGTCGGCGCAGCGGTGGTCAGCGGCCTGACAAACAGCCGTTGGGAATACGTCAACATTACGACGAGCGGCGGCAACTTCCTTTACGCCGCCAATGGCGTGGACGCTCCGCGGCTTTACAACGGAACAGCGTGGACGGCGATTACGGGCGTATCGACGCCAGCGATCACGGGCGTGACCACTACCGACCTGTTTGCGCCGACGCTGTTCAAAAACCGGCTTTGGTTCATCCAGAAAAACACGCTCAAAGCATGGTATCTGCCGACCTCGTCGGTGGGCGGTGCAGCGCAGGTATTTGACTTGTCGTCGATTGCCCGCAACGGCGGGTATCTGGTGGCGATGGCGACTTGGACGATCGATGCTGGGTACGGCGTTGACGACAACATGGTGTTCATTAGCAACCAGGGCGAAGTGATCGCTTACCGCGGCACCGATCCGTCAAACGCATCGACATGGGCGTTGATCGGCGTCTGGCAGGTGGGTTCGCCGGTTTCCCGGCGGTGCGTCGCGAAATACGGCGGCGATCTGCTCATTCTGACGCTTGATGGGCTGTTGCCCATGGCCTCTGCGCTGCAATCGTCGCGGCTTGACCCGCAAGTGGCGCTGTCAGACAAAATTCAAGGCGCGTTTGCGGCGGCGACTCGGCAATATCAGGCGAATTTCGGCTGGGGCATTTTGTATAACCCGCTGAACAATGCCTTGATCGTCAACATTCCGGTCACGACCGGGCAACAACAACAGTTCGTGATGAACAACATCACGAAAGCGTGGTGCCGGTTCACCGGCTGGGCGGCAAATTCATGGGCGCTGCTTGATGACACGCCCTATTTCGGCGGCACAGGCGTCGTTGCTAGAGCATGGACGACGGACGCGACGACGGGCTACTCGGACAACACCAACAACATCGCCACTCGGGCGCTGCAAGCGTTCAACTACTTTGAGACCCGCGGCGTCATCAAGTATTTCACCCGCGGCCGCCCGACGATTTACAGCAATGGACAGCCGTCGATCGGCATTGGCGTCAACGTCGATTTTCAGATCGCCGATACTTCGGCCCCGCTCGCGTTTTCGCCCACCGCCTATGGACTTTGGGACAGCGGCGTGTGGGATACCTCCCTGTGGGGATCGGATACCGTCGTGACCAACAACTTTGTGGGATTGCAGGGCATCGGCTATTGCGCCGGGTTGGCGTTCAATAGCGCCAGCAAGGGGCTGACCTTGGAGTGGGCCTCCACCGATGTCGTGTATCAGCTCGGATGGGCTGGCGCATCGTAAGCGGCCCCGATGTCGGGGCATGGGTGACCGATCAGACCGGCGGCGCGTTTGACCGGCAGCGATCGGTGGCGATCGGGCTTGAGCGTGACGGCCAGTTGCAGGCCGGGACGGTATTTGAGAACTGGAACGGCCAATCGGTCGTTGCACACATCGCCTGGGTGCGGGTCACCTCGGCGTATTTGGCGGCGGTGTACGACTACGCCTACAACGTCGCAAATGTTGGTAAGATCATTGGGCCAGTCAGCAGCAACCATACCCGGGCGCTCCAACTGGTCAGCAAGATGGGGTTTTCGGAGGAAGCGCGGATTAAAGGTGCCGCGCACGACTCTGGGGACATTGTTTTGATGACGCAGACACCTGACAAGTGTCGATTCTTGGAGCCTCGGTATGGGCAAAAAATCACCGGCACCGCCGCCAGCGCCTGATTATTCGGCTGCCGCGCAAGCGCAGGGCCAAGCGAACCTTGATGCCGCTCGGCTGACGGCGCGGATCAGCAATCCAAACGTCTACACGCCCTACGGCTCGCAGACGGTCACGTTTGGCAAGCAGACGTTTGACGAAGCGGGCTACAGCAAGGCGATGGAGGCGTACAACAAGCAGTTGGCCGACTTCAACGCCCGAAAAGACGCCGGAGTGATGACCGGCGGTGACACGACCGGGTACGACGACTTTTTCGGCGGTTACCGCGGCGGCAACATGCCGATTGGCATGTATGGCGGCGGCGGTGGCGCCGCGCCGACCGCACCGACCCGCGAGCAGTTCACGACGACGACTGACCTTGACACGCCGACGATCACGCAGACGCTGAACGCTGAAGAGCAGAAGATTCTTGATGCCCAGCGGCGGGTGTCGCTCGGGTTGTCGGGCCTCGGCGAAACGGCGTTGGGTGTGGCGCAAAGGCGGCTCGGCACCGAGTTCAACCCGAGACTGGCAGACATCCAGACGCAGTTGACCGGCTATGATCAGGTTGCCCGCGGGCCGGATTTGATGGGCATGGGGCAGGCACAAGGTGGATACACCGGCCCTGCCATGCCGACGCTTAACACCAACTTCGGCCAAGCGGTGGGCAACGTCGGCCCTGGGCGAATCAATTACGGCCCCACCGAGGGTCAGTACGGCATGGCGCAGGGCGGCGTGGCAATGCCCGAGCTGCAAGGCTTTACGCCGACTGGGCTGCCTAACCTGACCGGCTACGACATGTCAGGGCTGCCGCGAGGCGGTCAACTGACGACCGGCGGTCTGCCGCAGATTGGCGGGCTAGACCTTTCCGGCCTGACCCCAGCACAGGCGCTGTCAGCTAGCGGTATGCAAGATTTTTCCAATCTTGACATGTCCCGTCTGACCCCGACGCAGGCGCTGTCGGCCGCTGGGTTGCCGGCTCTGTCGGGAGTCAATCTCGCCGGGCTGCCACAAGCGCAGGCGTTGACTCGGGAAGGGCTGACGGACTTTCAAGGGCTGAACACGGGTGCGTTGCCGGGGTTGCAGACTGGCGTGCAACAGTTCGGCGCAACGGCGCGGGTCAATCCGCTGCAACAGCAGACCGAGCTGAATTTGGCCGGCGTTCGCGGGGTCAACTACGACCCCAACCTCGGCATGTTCGGTCTCGCGCAGGGTTTCGTGCCGCAGGAGCAATTGCAACGCGGGTTCGACCTGTCGAATGTCGCGGCCATGCCGGTCGCGGCCGGCACGACCGGGCAGCAGGCGATCCTGTCGCGGGTGATGCCGCAAGTGCAGGAGCGTCGAGCGGCACTCGAAAACCAACTGATCAACCAAGGCATTCCGCGAGGCTCTGAAGCTTACAACACGGCGATCCGCGAGCAACAGCAGCAGGAAAACGACCTCGTACAGCAAGCGGCGTTGCAGGGCTTGCAGCTCGATATGGCGGCGCGTCAGCAGGGCTTTGGCGAAGCGCAGGCACAAGCCCAATTCGCCAACCAAGCGGCTCTCGGGCAGTTTGGGCTGGGTACGCAGGCGGTGCAGACGGCCCTCGGCGCACAGGCCGCGCAAAACGCCGCCCAGCAGCAAGATTTTGCCCAACGGGTGGCCGCTGGTCAGTTCGGCAACGAAGCACGGCAGGCGCTTTTCGGGGCGGGTCTGTCTCAAGCGCAGTTGCAGAACCAAGCCGCGCAGCAGAATTTCACGCAAGGGTTGGCCGCCGCGCAGTTTGCCAATCAGGCCCGGGGGCAGGCGTTCGGCGAACAGCAGGCCGGCGCCGATCTTGCCGCCCGTCAGCGAGCGCAGCAGTTCGGCGAAAGTCAGGCCATGCAGCAGGCTGCCGCACAGGCTCGAGCGCAGGGCTTGACCGAACAGCAAGCCGCGGCAGCAGCAGCGGCAGCGCAACGCAGCCAACTCTTTGGTGAGCAGCAAGCAATTGCCGATCAGGCCGCCCGACTGCGAGCGCAAGGGCTGACGGAACAACAAGCACAAGCGGCGATCAACGCGCAGCAGCGCGGTCAGCAGTTCAGCGAGCAGCAAGCCATCGCCGATCAGGCGGCGCGGCTGCGGGCGCAGGGTTTGACCGAGCAACAGGCCCAGCAGGCGGCGGCCTCGCAAGTGCGCAGCCAGCTTTTCGGCGAACAACAGGCGCAGCAGGATCAGATCGCCCGGTTGCGATCGCAAGGGCTGTCAGAACAGCAAGCGCAGGCCCAACTGGCGCTTCAGCAGCGCAACGCACTCTTTGGCGAACAGCAGAACGTGGCGCAGTTTGCCAACCAGACGGCGTTGCAGCGTCAGCAGGCGGCACTTGCCAACCAGCAAGCGTACAACCAGGCGATTCAGCAGAACTTGCAGCAGGGCTTGAGCATTCAGCAAGCGCAGAATGCGGCCTCGCAGCAGCTCTTCGGCCAGCAAATGTCGGCGGCGCAGTTGCAGAATCAGGCACTCGCGCAGAACCGGCAAGCCGCCCTCGATGAGTACCGGGCGCTGCTCGGCGGTCAGGCGCAGACGTTCGGGCAAGGCATGGACACGCAAGCCGCTCGGAATGCGGCGTTGGCGCAGAATCAGTCGATTGCCGCCCAGCAGCAGCAGTTGCAGAACGCCGCGCAGATGCAGCAGTTCAATCAGGCGCTGCAAGCCGGGCAGTTTGGCAACAGCGCGTTGCAACAGTCGTTGCAGCAGCAGTTGACCTTGCGCAATCAGCCGATCAACGAGATTTCGGCGCTGATGTCGGGTGCGCAGGTCAATGCCCCGCAGTTTCAAGGCTACCAAGGCGCAAACGTGGCGGCGGCACCCGTTTTCGGAGCGGCACAGGCGGCGGGCGACTTCGCGCAGCGCAATTATCAAAACCAAGTCGGTGCCTACAACGCCCGCATGGGCCTGTACGGCAGCTTGGCGAACACGGCGGGCATGTTCATGTCCGATCGCCGCTTGAAGTCCAACATCGTGCGCGTCGGCACTCACCCGCGTGGCATTGGCGTGTACGAATACGACATCTTTGGTCAGCGTCAACGCGGCGTGATGGCCGACGAGGTCAAGCAAGTGCTGCCGGAAGCGGTTTTGACGCACCCGAGCGGTTACCAAATGGTCAATTACGGATTGCTGTGAGGCACCCATGAACGGATACACCCCAAACCGTCCGCAGCGCATGGCGCAGATGCTTGCAATGCAGGAGCGCAACCGCAGCGTTGGCGCACCCGCCGGTCAGCGCGATGGTGCGCTGGTGATGCGGCCCAGCCGCGCCTACGCGGGCGCTACGCCCAACGTCGCCACGGGTGTACCGCCGCAGGCCATGAACTTCAACGGCCCTCAAATCACGCCACAGCCCGGTATGGGCGGCATGGCGGTCGAAGGCATCCCGGGGCGCATGTCATCGGCCATGATGCCGCGGCAGTCCCCGCAGGTTGGCGGGTTGCGTCGCATGCCGAAGTCGCCTGGTATGACCACTCCCGCCGGCGGCCGTTACCGCGGAGATTTCGACGATGGACAGGAATAAGCGAGTCAGCACATTCGCGCAAAAAAGCGCGTATGAGACCGCGTTGGATCAGGCGCGGCAGCAGCAGGCGCTGGCCGAAGCGTTGGCGCAGCAGCAGTACCGTCCGCTTGAAGGCGGCGCGGCGCCGACCCCGTCGTTTGCCCCGCTCGTCATGGCGTTGCAGGGCTATTTGGGCGGTCGAGCTGCGCGTAAGGCGCGGGAAGCCGAAGCCGAAGCAAAGGGCATGGAAACGGTCGCCGGTCGGCAGATCGCCGGTCGCGTGTTCGGCGGTGCGCCGGTCAGCGACGCCAACACGACGCCGGATGCGAGCGGGCTGGCCGAAGTGGCGATCCAGTCGCAATACCGCGCCTCCCCGCAGGATGCTCTGCGCATGGCCTCGACGCCGCAGGGCGTGGCGGCGCTGAAGGGCAACCCGGCGCTGGCGGCTGCACTTGAGCAGTCAATGAGGCAGCCGGAAGCTGAAGAGTTCTATGCGCCGACGGAAACGGCAGAAGGTTTTGTGCAGTTTGGCAAGCGCGGTGGCCGCAAGGATACGGGCGTTGCTGTGTCAACCAAAGCGCCTCAACCGACCGAGTTGGCAAGATTGCTGACAGAACGCGATGCGTTGCCTCCAAATGATCCGCGGCGGGCAACGTACGACGCTGCAATCGCAAGCTCTACAAGCAGCAAAGCGCCTGTCACAAACATTGATTTGGGGCCAAAAGACACATTTAAATTTGAAGCGGATTTGCGCGGCGAATTAAAGGACAAACTTAAGGAATACGGCGCGGTTCGCGATTCGTATCAAAAAATTGAAAACGCTTTGAAAACAGGCGCAGGCGACATTGCCGTGGTGTATGCGTTCGCAAAATTGAACGACCCGACATCCGTTGTTCGTGAATCAGAATTTGAAACGGTGGCTAAATCCGGTTCTCTTGGACAGCGCATCAAAAACCTTGTTGAGCAAGCGCAAACCGGCAAAATGAACCCAGAATTGCGAGAAAACCTGCGACAACAAGCGCGGCAAATGTACCTTGCGCAACAAAAACAAGCGGAGCAAATCGCAAATCAATATCGAGAGTTGGCAACGACATACAATCTTGATCCGAAAAAAGTTTTGGCCGGTATTAGCATCGACGACCTCGCGGGTCAGTCTCAAGATGAAGTTATCAAGTTGCCGCCGCGTCGCCCGAGGTAGCCATGCCAAAGTACGAAATTGAAGGCACGATCTACGACGCAGCATCACCTGATGAGGCGTACAGCAAGCACGAAAACGCGCAATTGGTAAAGGCAGCGCGGACTCGTGGTGCGCAAATGTCTCCTTTGGTGCAAGGCGCGTTGACGGCAGCGCAGGGCGCGACATTCAACTTTGCCGACGAACTCGCAGGATTGGCAGGCCCGCAGTACCGCGAGCAAGTGCGCGGTGCAACGCAGGAGTTTGCAAAGCAACGCCCGCTGACGGCAGCGGGATTGGAGCTTGCCGGTGGACTGGCAACCGCTCCGTTTACAGGTGGCCTGTCGGTCGGACGCGGCATCACGACCGGCGGCAAAGTCCTGCGCACGGCGGTTGATACGGCCGCGCAAGGTGCGCTGTCGGGTGCTGGCGCGGCTGAAGAAGGCAACCGGATGGCCGGGGCGGGCGTCGGCGCGTTGACCGGCGCGGCGGTGGGCGGCGGTGCGGCTGGTGCCGGCGGCGTCTTGCAGAAGGCGGTGGTGCAGCCTGCGGTGTCACGCATGACCGCCGTGACCGGCGCGTTGCCCGAAAGCGTCGGCGGGCTGAACGTGCGCCCCGACTACGCCCGCGAGCGGTTGGCTGAACTGCTGGAGCGCGATGCGCAGGCTCGGATCATGACGGGTGTTGAGCCTGGGCAAGAAGCGGTCATGGCGGCGGCTCGGCTAAAAAAGGTTGGCAAGTTTGCTCCGATCGCATCGGCCGGCAGCAACACGCTGGCCGAAATCGACATGTTGTCGCAACTGCCGGGAACGGCGGCGCGGCAGTTGTCCACGCAGCAGCGAAAAATTGCGGCAGGTCGCGGCGAAGCCATTTCGGGAACCGCCGAGAAGATTTTGGGAATCGAATCTAGCGCCGAAGATGAATTGCTCAATCTTGGCAGGCGTCAGGCAGAGGCCGCAGGGCCGCTGTACAAGCGATTGGAGACGGTCAATTTCAAGATCGATGATGACCTAAAGGATATTCTGGATCGCGCCAAACTGGATTTGGGCGCTGCCCAGCGCACGGCGACCCGGCGCGGTGAAGTGAGCGTTCCGCTGCGCAAGTTGGGCGTCGGCGATGAGTTGCCGTTTGCCTCTGCCGACCAGTTGAAGCGCAGCCTGTGGGGTAAAGCGCAAAAAGCTCGCCGCGCAGGCGATACCAACGAAGCTGCTGACCTTGATCAGTTGCGCCTCGATCTGGTGAGCAAACTTGATTCAATATCGCCTGACTATGCCAAGGCCCGCAAGACGTTTGCCGGGTTTGCCGAGTTGCAGGAAGCCGTCGATCAGGGCCGCAAAGCGTTTGGCGAGACGTCAGAATCGCTGTCCAAACTCACCGCCTACATGACGCCGTCCGAGTTGGAAGCATTCCGCGTCGGCGCGGTGGATTCGCTGCGTCAGGTAGCCGGTTCACAGGCCGGTCAGACGCGGCTGCTGAACATGTACAAGGAGCCGGAACTGCAAGGCAAGTTGCGGGCAATTTTCGGCGACGATTTCCGCAGTTTCCAGCGCACGATTCTGGCGCAAGAAGAGCTGAAGAAGCTGGAACGCACGGGCGCCGGGTCGCAGACTTTTAAGCGACTCGCCCAGGCGCAAGATCAGGCCGATGCGTTTGATGCGCTACAGGCCGCGCAGGGCGTCGGGCAGGCGATTAGCAGCCCGCAGGGGTTGGTTGCTGGGCTGCGCCAGTTTGGGCAGCGTTACGGCATGCCGGAAGAGCAGCGCAACCGTCTTGCTCGACTGTTGATGCTGCAAGACGTACCGGCACAATCTGAATTGCAGAACATGCAGGAATACATGCGGCGTCGAGCGGCGGGACAAGCCTTGAGCCGACAAGCGGCGGGGCGCGTTGGCGCGTTTGGCGCGGCACAGGAGTAGCACATGAGCTTTAACGGCAGCGGTACGTTCCTCATCAATTCCAGCGGCCAGCCGGTCGTTACCGGGACGGTCATTTCGTCCACGGTCTTCAACGCGCTGACGGCCGATCTTGCCACCGGCCTCTCGACCACGATCACGAAAGACGGCCAGACCAGCATCACGGCCAACATCCCTTGGAGCGGCTACAAGATCACCAATTTGGGCGCGGGTACGGCCGGAACAGACGCCGCGCAACTCCAACAGGTGCAGGGGTCTACGGCCAAGCTCATCACGGTCACCGGCACCGATTCCATCATCGGCAGCCTGTCCCCTGCGCTGACGGCGTATGCCGCCGGCCAGATGTTCTATTTTGTGGCGGCCGGGACAAACACGACGGCGGTAA